TGAATCATTTGCGAAAAATAGGAATGGCGAATGTTCTCCCACCGAATTGCTGAGCTGAGAGAGTCAGAATCGGAAATAATGCGAGGCCGCGCCATGCAATATCTGTTGCTGTAATAACTATAGCCTATCTATACGGTATGGGCACGTCAAGCTTGTCAAGCAGCCCTCTCCAAAATTTGGTCTCTTCCTTTGTCTTTGAGAGCAGAAAGCAGGTCTTCACTGCGATTAGGTCTCGCCGTGCCTGTCCATACCTCGTGCGATACACGGCTTTGCGCATCGCATTGACTACGTATTCATGATTCAAAAGAGCCAGCCCCAACCACCGCCAATGTCCCAGCGTTTCAAAAAATTTTCCCAGCTGTAGTGAACACCTTTTCCATCTTCTGGCCCTGCAGCTATCCACGTTCCAGTAGCCATGCAAAGCTGACCGAATGGGTCATGCGCGATGACGTCGTCTTCCGTGAATCCGATAACGCAAATGTAATGACCTGATCCAACTGGGTTGTCGGCAGAGCCTTTATGCACAATCCCGCAGGGGATTGGCTTGTTGTCTTCGATCTGTCTGATGACATCTGACCGATTCAGTGTTGTGGCAAACCTGGATGGCACTCCTAAAAAGCCCAAAGCTTTCATGTGTGTCGCTTGGTCTGTCGTGTCGCCATATCGATTGACTATTCGCAGGTAGTCGTCGTCTGTGTCGATGCCTTTTATGCCTAGGTACTTAAGCGCCATGGCAATGGATGATGTCTGGCACTCGCGGTCGCCATAGCCGTCGTAGTTGTCGCGTTGCCACATGTACTCAACTGGCAATGGGTTGAGTGTTGGCGGTTGGTCTGCCCATTTGCGATACCAAGCAGCTTTTTTCTGCAGGAGGCTGTCTGGCATTGCTTGTTGAAGTAGCTGTATGGCTTCTTGCTGGTGAGGCAGGGCTACGTAGTAATCAAAGTGATCGACAAGATTGATTTCAGGCATGTCGGCTAAATCGGTATAGAAACGCTACTCGTTGCGGTTGATGGCAGACCCAGCCAAAAGACCGATCACGGCAGCCGTCATTGACTGAAAGGTCGTTTCATATCGCTGCCCTATGTCTGGGCATAACTGAGGACTCTTTGTGCAGGCATGAAAGCCCCAAGCAAAAACAAGGCATTGAAAGAGAAAAATGCCAGAAAGGATGACAAGTAAAAACCGCTCTCTGCTGCTCACGGTTTGTCGCCAAACAGCCATCCCTGCTTGATCATTTGTGCAAAGGTATTTTTCATCGCAAAGTTGTGGTCGACGAGCTGCATTGCTATTTCTTTTAACCCGTCAATGTCGTTGATTTTTTGAATGCGTTGCTTCATCAGGACTTGCTCAAACTCTTTGCTTAGGGAGTTGGAATCAGAGTCCATGATCAGGTTTCTAGTATTTTTAGGCTAATTAGACTGGCGATATGGCAATAGGCGGCTCTACGTATCCAGGACGCGGCGCAGATCTGACGCAACGACTGGTTAATGGCTTGGGTGATCTCACCGGCAAGCCAGACACTTATTCAAATGCTGAGGTCGCCCCTGAGGATCCTTCAGCAAGCTCTCGGGCTGTGCTGAACATGGCACGTTATTGGCAGCCAATCTCTATTTGTGAGGGTGGAACTGCAGCGCTACGTCAGTTTTCAGAACAAATCATACCGAGAGAAGACCGCGAAGACGATGACGCATATAACCGCAGGATATTCCATGCTGTATTACCTCCCTTTATGCAGCGTCTTGCTGCTCAGGCCGCTGGCACGATTTTAAGAAAGGGCATTCATCTCAGCGGTGGCGATGAAGAGTTTTGGGATGAGTGGTCGGGCGATGTCACTGGTGATGGCACACCACTGAATGAATTTGCCCGCAAAACTCTTGTTGATGCGTTGCTGTGGGGGCATACGGCAGTGCTGGTTGATTACAGCGCTGATGGTGTGCCTCGGACGTTGCGCGATGAGCGTCAAAACCCACGCAAGCCTTACTTGGTGCCGATTCATGCGCAGCAGATCCGTGGTTGGCGGACTGAAGGCAATCGTCGTCAATCTGATCTGACTCAAATCCGTTACGTAGAAATGGTTTCTGAGCCAAATGGCAGATTTGGCGAAAAGATTATTGAGCAGGTCAGGGTTTTGGAGCCAGGCAGGTATGAAGTCTGGCGATCTGCGATTGATGAGTCGTATGTGAATGGCCAGTGGCTGCTTTCTGATGAAGGCAATACCAGCTTGAATCGCGTGCCTGTTGTCGGTATTTACAGCAATCGACTCGGCACTTTGATGAGCAAGCCACCGTTACTTGAGTGCGCAAACCTCACAATTGCATACGCTCAACGCTTTACTGACTATCACAATTGCATTCATGTTGGTAGCCAGCCGATTCTTACCCTGAAAGGGTTTGACAACGATTCCAACAACGAACTTGGATTGTCTGTCAATACAGCCATCCTGTTGCCGCCTGATGGTGATGCAAAGTACGTCGAGCCGACTGCGGCTGCATACGAGTCACAGCTGAAGTGTTTGCAGACACTGGAAGATCAAATCAGCAGCCTTGGCATCAGCACGCTGGCACGTCAAAACCTGACTAATGCTGCAGCAGATGCACGTCGTTTAGATCGGATTGATTCTGATTCGATCATGGCAATCATCAGTCAAGACCTGACAAGAGCTATTGAAGAGATCATCGACATTGCGGCTACTTACACAGGTCGTGAACCATGCAAAGTCACTCTGAATGCTGACTATGAGGCGAAGCTCCTTGACGGAAACCAGATCACGGCGATGCTTCAACTTCAGATGCAGAACCAGATCTCACAACGCACGCTTTTGGAAATCCTCAAGGCAGGCGAGGTCGTCCCGAATTGGATTGATATTGACCAAGAGATTCTTCGTACACAGGACGAGATTGAACAGCAGTTTGATCTCGAACTGGAGCATCAAGCTGAGCAATTGGAGCTTGAAAATAAAGAAGCGTCTAGCGACATCGACTCTGCTGCAGGCGGTGTCGCGAGTGGCGAGGCGGCTAATGGCAGCTCATCGGGAAGCATGACAATTCCTACCCCGCTCAGGCCCGGTAAACACAAATCTGACTGATGCCTCCAGATCTCGATACTGAGGAGCATCAGAACGAGTTTCTGAAGTTGCTGCTGCTGCTTGCTTTGCGTGCTGAACGAAGAGCAGAGAGGTTTTTCAACCCTGAGTTGAGATCAGCCCTAAACAACGTCTTGTATCTGCTTGACGATCTGCCCGATACGGGTTTTTCTCGTCAAATTCAATGGCAACAAATGCAGCCCGTGATGTTTGAGGCGTTAGGTGATCTTGAGGATGTGATGTCTGAAAAGATGCCTGAGATCATGGAAGAGCAGGCAGGGCGTGCAAGTAGTGCAGCGGCCAACGTCATGAGGATTGCGGCAGCGACGACTTTGTTGCTGCCTATCAATAGAGAGCAAGTGCGAGACCAAGCACGACGCACAGCAAGACGAATTGCAGACGACATTGATCGAAAGGTCCGCTCTGGGATTTTGAAAGACGACTCAACGCAAAAGATACAGGACGATATTGGTAGACGTGTCAGCAAAAATGGCCGTCAGTCTGTTTACACGATCAAGGGCACTACTTCAAATTTGGCTCGCAGTCGGATGAAAAATTTTGTGGCTGGCGAAGTATGGAAGGCGACGAGTGATGCAACAACACAGACGTGGTCTGAGCTGACAGAGGTTGTGTATGTGTGGAATGCAATTTTGGACCCAGTTACATGCCCTATCTGCAGGCCGCTCCATCAGACGATTGTCGACAGACCATCTACCTTTGTAGGCACCACCTATAGCCGCACGTCACCACCTGTGCACCCAAATTGCAGGTGCTGCATTATGCCGCGCAGGATTCCTCGTAGGTCATAAAGCCTATGCAATTTGTTGCATAGACTGAAGCAAATGCACTGTTGCCGTGTCTGCTTGGGTTCCTGAATTCGCCGGTATGCCTCGCACAACTGCTAATCAATCGTCACCAGCGAAAACACCGCATGAAGCGGCTATTGCAGAGCCAGTTTGCCCAATGCCTGAGCGTGAGCCTGTCTGCCCAATGCCAAGTCCAGAGCCCAAGCGTGCTCGCCGGTCCTCCAAAAAGCAGGTGATTGAAGCCAGCTAATGATCGAAATCTACGCAGCCATTTTGGGTGCTTCGCTGGGAGTTGCCGGAATGAGTGTGTCTGGATTTACTAGACGCACCAGCGAATCACGTGAGGCAGTTATCCGACTGACGGCTGGCGTAGAAAGCATTGCAACCAAGCTCGAAGATTTGCACCAGGACATGAAGGCGGAAAAGATTCAAGCCACCATGGACCGGAAGGAGATCTATGAGCGCCTAAATAACCACGGCAACCGTATAACGGTTCTTGAAAGTACTAAGGCTAAAGTCGATTAAGAGTCACGAGTCTTTGTGAGCATGGAACAAGTCTTGTCACACCCAGCTTTTTGGATCGTTGTTGCAGCGGCTAGTGAGCTAATTGCTTTATCAAGCCTCAAAGACAACTCCATCGTTCAGCTGGTGTTCAGAGTCCTAAACACGTTGAAAGCAAAAAAGAGTTGATACCTGCAGACGGCAGGTGGCTACTTTGGTTTTCAACTCGTTCCCAGTTAGATGTGTTGCACCGGGCTATTCAGCGTCGAAAATTTCAGGCAACCTTGAAGCCACGAATAGACGCTGAAATAGAAAGTTGGCATAGATCACAGCCGCCAGCGATGCAGCCACCAGTTCAAATTGATGATTTGCATGTCAGGTCGCCTTGGGTTGAGGATGAGTGAAAAACCACTCATTCCATTGCTAAATGGTATCGGTATAGTTGTTATGTAAACCTCTTTTCCAGATGGCAGAAAACGTACAGGGTGATCCTTCCGTGATGGATCAAGCCCAGCCCGTGGCTGTGCCCCCTAACGCTCCAGCAGTTTCACAGGATGAAACAGCAGCTCTACGCGCAAAGCTTGAGTTAGTCCAAAACGACCGACTTAAGCAAGGCGAAACAAACAAAAAGCTCAATGAGCAAGTTGCAGAGCTGCGTAATCAATACGAGAAGCTGCAGAAGAAAGTGCTTTCTGGAAAAACGCAAAAGATGGAGGAAGCAGGCGAGCATCAACGCCTATGGGAAGACGCCAAGGTGACCATCTCTCAAAAAGAGATGCGTATCCAAGAACTTGAAGAGCAACTGCAAAATGAACGTCAGGGCAGGTCACAAGAGCGACTTAAGTCGCGTGCCCTATCGGCTATTGGCAACTCAGGCAGTCATTCGCCTGAGCAGCTTTATCAGCTGATGGCGCAGAACCTGCGCGAGACAGACGCTGGAGACGTGGTTTGCATAAACGGGGGCGTTGAGCAACCGCTAAACGAACGTCTGGCTCAACTGCGTAATCAAGGCAGTGGCTTTGAACATTTCTTCTCAGCACCTAACGGAGTTGGCATGGGATCAGCTGCCCCTGCTGCCGGTAGTGCAATGCCTGGGATGGCAAATCCTTGGAAGGCGGAATCTTGGAATCTGACAGCGCAGTTGTCGCTCGAAGCCCAGGATCAACAGCTTGCTCAACTTCTGAAGTCTGAAGCCGGGGGTTAACACGGAAACCTCATTTAACGACTAATGGCCGCCAATTACTCGAACCTTGGAGTTCAGCCTTCAGGTTCAGGCGTTACTAACAACGCAATCGGTACTGGTACTTATCCCAACTGGGGTTCGACCTTTTCCGGTGACCTCGTAACTAAGGTCAATTTTGCCAATTATGTGCGTGAACAGCTCTATGGAGCTTGTGCATTTGTGCAGTCTGGCATTATCCAGCGGAACACCTTCCTGGACATGTCCAGTGGTGGTACGCGGATTACTGTTCCCTTCGTGAAGCCATTCCTGGCGAATGAAGAGCGGATTGAAAGTAATACGACCTGGGGCGAGTCTGGAAAAGGCTATCTCTCAGTTCAGAAAATCAATGCTGACAGCCAAGTGGCTGCAGTGATGCACAGAGGGTGGGCCTTTGGTGCTGATGACCTCTCGGCTTTGTCGAGCGGAATCGACCCCATGCAGGCCATCGCCAGCTACATCGCTGACAACGCTGTCCGTAACCGGACAGCAACTCTGGTTGCAATGCTGGAGGGCGTTCTTGGCGCTTTGACAGCTGCTGGCACTTCCCACACCGTGGACAAGAGTCAGAACACATCTGGTGCTACTGAGGCCAACTTCCTCAGCGCTGCCAATGTGATTGCAGCGACCAATGTTCTGGGCGAAAACTCTCGGAACATCACGTCAATTGCGATGCACTCCCACGTCTACAACTATCTCAAAACCATTGGGATGTTGACGTTCTCCACCTCAGCGCTTGCTACTGGCGGGGCTGTGGCTTGGGGTGGCGGCGGCGTCGCAATCTCAAGCAACGAGGTCGCAGAATTTGCGGGCTATCGGGTCGTTGTCGACGACAAGTTGGCTCCAACCATTAATGCTGGTGGTGCTGACCAGTACCCTTGCTATCTGTTCGGTCCTGGTTCTGTTCAGCTCGGCGTCCAGCGCGACTTCCGAATTGAATATGACCGCCAAATCCTGAGCAAACAGGACGTCGCATCAGTCGACTATCACGAGCTGCTGCACATTGATGGCGTCAGCTACGGCGGCACTGACAACCCCGCTAACAGCACACTTTCAACTGCTGGTTCTTGGTCGATCAAGTATGACGACAAGTTCGTCAACGTCGTCAAGCTTATTGTCAATTCACCTTTCGCTGCCAACGCCTGATTAGGCTTTGTATGCAAAAAGGCGAATGGGGGGCGCAAGCCCCCCTTTTTTTTATGCAGGCCAGTTTTTACGTGGCTCGACGGTGCCCAGCATGTATCCAATATCGGATGATGTGTTGGCTGCCGAACCAAGACGTTCTGCATGCTCAGCGGTTGGGCTTTGTGAGTCTTCTTTTTTAGTTGATGCTTTTGCTTTTGATTTAGCTGTTGATTTTTTGAAAAGAGCCATTGTTGTGATTGAGTCCTATTCCATTCTGATAGTTAATTAGACTGAGGTATCGCTCTGGGGACATGGTGGGTATCACCCGGCTATATCTCGAACCAACAGGGCATCAGCCAAGCTGGATGAAACCAGACTGGATTCCTGCAGTGATGGATTTTGATGATCTTGCAACTGCTGAGATCATGAAAAAGAAGTACACCCTTAGGGGATATAGCGTCGTGATGGTGCAACTCTGATGACACTTGCTGCTGTTACCGATGCAGACGCAACTGCATACTTCGCGACGACCTCTCGCAATGCTGAATGGGTTGCGCTTACAAGCCATGACATCTGGTTGAACGAGGCTTTTAATGCCTTGAACAACTTGACCTTCGATACGACAGCAACCTGTTCTGGTGGGCCGAGCTTTGATGATGCCTGGAAGATTACCAATAGCGAATTAGCGTTAGCGCTTAGTAAGGACCCGACAGCCCTTATCGGTGGCGTATCAACGGCTCAGACGCAAGGAGCGCTTAAGCGCAACAAATTGGACACCTTGGAGCAAGAGTTTTACGACGTCCAAAGCGGTTCGGCATCAGCTGCACGTTTCGGCCCAAGTGATCCCTTGGTCTTCCAAAAGTTCCCGTGGCTTTATGACTATTTGAAGTGTTATGTAGTCGGCGTCTGTCCAGGCAGCAGCGGCTTGATTTTGCGCGTCAGGAGCTGACATGGACATTGACGCCACCTTCTTACCGATAAGCAAGACGCTGATCAGCGGTGAGTTCAAGACAGCAATCGTCTATCACCAGCACACTGACAACAGCCAGACTTACGACCCAGCGACTGGAACAATCACGGTTGCCGAGACTGATCACAATGTCTTTGGTGGCATTCTTTCGCGTGAGCGCGTTGAAGAGGGAGGCGTTAGCGAACGGTTTGAGTTAAGGCTGTATGTCGATCACAATGCTCTGCCATTTCTGCCTAAGACCTCTGACGCTGTGACGTATGGCGGTACGCGGTGGCGGGTCGTGACGGTCAAGACGTGGAGTGGCGATGGTCCGATCTGCAGCCTTTTGACTTGCAGGTCTGACTGATGACTAGGTTTATTGATCCCAAAAAGCTTGAGGCTCATCTTCAGAAAGCCATTGAGGACACACTTAAGAACACTGTTGTGAAAACGCAGGACAAGCTTGGTGATGATGCGCCATTTTTTACTGGAATGATGAAAAGTTCATGGTTCGCTGGCGATGGTTCACCAAGCAGAGCTGTGCCTACTGAAGGCAGTAAAACCGCACGAACTGATGCAAGAGAGTTGGACGTAAAACTTGGACGCAACTATTACCTGTCATCAAATCTGCCTTACTCGCAGCGTGTATGCCTCACAGATGATTGGCCTGGCAAGACTGCATCTAAGGACTGGTTCCGCAAAATCAGAGATTTTGACGTCGATAGGCTTTTCAATGAGAGTGCAAAAGAGGCGAAAGCCAAGTTTGACTTATGAGCAGTTTTCAAACAGTCCGTGGCGTTTTTGAAACGCAGATTCGGCAGGATCTGTTGGCTGCTGGTGTAACTCCAGACGCAATATTTTTCGACAATGTTGGAGAAACACCCAAACCTTCAGACGAGTCTTATGCAGTGGTCTCAATGGGTTTTGTCCAAACGGTGCAGGACGTGTTTCCAGGTGATGGTGGCTTAGAGACCTTGCAAGGCACCCTCAATGTCGTTGTCTATACGCCTAAGAATCGTGGTTCAAAGCCTGGCGAAGACATCATTTGCGAGGTGATGAAAGGCTTTCAGACCATTAATCGTTCTATGTCGCAATCGGGTGATCCTGTCATGTCCGCGAATGTCAGAAACATACAGGGTCCAATAACTGTTGAGTCAGGCGAAAGACCACATCACGTCAATACCTGCTCTGGTGTCTTTACAGCACGGGTTTCATAGACTACAAGCAAGCCCTGGCCCCCAAGGGCGGACGCCCCCGTGTTGTTTCGCCTCCCTTAACTAGGAGCTAGACCAATAGCAATTTCATGCTCAACTTCCGCTTTGGTGGGAGGTGATGGGTTAGTTACGTTTGCTCCAGCGGGGACTTCTGTTTGTATCGGCGCATTAGCGTTGGCAGCAGGGTCCAATATCACTGTTGGAACAAAAGCTCGTTATCGCGTCGGCGATCCGATCACTGTCACCAACCCTGCAAGCGGTACGCCAGACGGCAACTTGCCTAATGGCAATTACTTCGTCGTAGCTGTCGGCACTGGCACTATTCAGGTGTCTTCAACGTTGAATGGCAGTGCTATCACTCTTGATGGTGCAGCCTATGCCGCGAACGATTGGGGTTCCGGTCACATGGACATCAAGTTCACGGGAACTGAAGTTGTCTGCTCGGTTCAGGAATGGTCGCTTGACCTGACTGCCGAGATGGCCGATGTCACAACTTTGCCTTGCGGTGTTTCTACCGGCGGCACGGTAGCGCCTGTTAGGAAGCAGCAAAAGACCACGCTTAACGGCGAAGGTTCAATGACGCTGCTTTTCACAGAAGATCAGCAATCAATGGGTGATCGGCTTTTGGCCGATTCAATCATGATGGATTCAACTGTGTACGCCAAGCTGTATATCTCAGCTGTTGCTGGTGCTGGCAGCACTGTTGATGATGCGAATTCGCGTTTCTACGCGGGCAAGGTGAACTTGATGGGATTTAGCATCACTGCAAACACTTCAGATGCTTTATCGGCTGAGGTGACTTTCAGCGTTGCTGACACTCCTGACGCTATCTTTGGCGTTACGGTTTAAGCTTTATAGCGATCCCCAATAGTTAGGGCGGTTTTTCCGCCCTTTTTTATTGCTGTAAGGCAACGGTATGATTTAGATGAGTTGGAACATCTATGGCAAAGCCTCTTTCTGAGCTGATCAAGGCAGTCAATAAAGAGCCCCAAAGGCGCACTCTTGAGTACAAAGAGGAAACATACGAGTATTGGTCGACTGATATCACCATGGGTGAGCGCGAAAGGGTTAAAGCTACGCAAAAGGACAAGGAGGACAACAACGAGTTCGGCTTAAAGCTGTTGATTAAAAAAGCGCTGAAGAAAGACGGCAGCAAAATGTTTCAGCCGGGTCAGTACGCGGAACTAAAGGAAGAATGGCCAGCGGCTGAGCTGGAGGAGGCAATGATGGGTCTTCTTGGCAAGGACGAAGTGGAGGCAGAAGAGCAAGAGGGAAACGCCAAGGGAAAGGGCTAAAGGCTGAGTTAAAGCAAGATGGTCAGATAGTTCTTGAGCTGCTTTTATGCGAAAAGCTTGGCTATACGCTGAGTGAGCTTCGAGAGCGTATGACCATTGAAGAGCTATTGATTTGGTCTGCGTTTTACGAGCTTCGTAGTGATGAGGAGCAGGCTGCCATGAAAAAAGCAAAGCGTGGGCGCAGATAGACTGAGCCAAGTGATTCAACGTCTAAATGGTTTCGTTAGGCGTTGCTCTTGAATTTACGTCGGCTAAAGCCGAGCGGGCACTCAAGCGCTTTAGCGGTGGCGTTAAAAAGGTAGGGCGTGATGTTAGCCGTCTTCAAGGGAAGGTTGGCAGATCTCTAAATTCATCGTTCAGAAAAGTTGGTTCGACAGGCAGGTCTGCTGTTAATGGCATCGGTGATGCTTTCCGTGATGCCACACGCAAGGCTAAAGAATTTGGTCGTGCAGCTAAGGAAGCAGGCAAACAAGCAGCAAGGTCGATTGCAAAAAGCAAAACAGCCAGAGCTGTTGGGGCTGGAGCTGCTTTTTCAAATGCGCCTGGCGCGGGCCTTATAGGTGCTGGTGCTGCTGGTGCATTGGCGTTTGGAGGGCCAAAAGGGGCAGCAATAGGTGTAGCTTCAAAATTATTTATTGACGGGACTTTAGCTCTTTCCAGGTTCGGCAAGGAAGCCGCAATCGTGACGGCTCAAAATGAAAAATTAAAAATTGCTCTGAAGGGCGTTGCCGGTTCTGGCTATGAGGAAGCACTTAATCGTTTGAATCAAGTCAACAAGAAGTACAACAACACAACGGCTGAAACAATTCAGGGTTTCACGCAAACGCTGGCTGGTGCAAAATCAGCGAATGTCTCACTTGAGGATGCACTCAAGACTTACGAAGGTCTGACTGTTGCTAACAAAGCGCTCGGTGGAACCCAGGACGACCTAAACGGAATACTGAGGGCTGCAACTCAAATATTCTCAAAAAATAAGGTGCAAGCTGAAGAATTGCGCGGGCAGATTGGTGATCGTCTTCCAGGCGCTTTTGGTCAATTCGCTAAAGCCACTGGGATGAGTACGCAAGAACTTGATAAGGCAATGACTGATGGCAAAATTTCGGTCAGGGATTTTGTGAAATTTGCGACAAGCTTTTTGGGGCCTGATTCAGACTTTGAAAAAGCGGCAAAAAATATATCTGACTCACCCTCTGAAGCAGGTAGGCGTCTGAACGTAGCAATGAACAATCTCAAAACAACCCTAGGTCCATTAACAAAAGCAATTGGTGCATTGTTCCAAGATATGGCATCTGAAAGCATGAAAGCTTTGTCAGGTTTGGCCACGATGATTAATGGTATTACGCTGAAGTTAGCGGAATTTAGGTTGAATAAATCAATAAGAATGCGAGATGATTTGCAGGATAAAGTTGATAGCGCTAGAGAGCAAGGTCGGTTTGGTAAGAACGCGGGCAATCTTGCAATAATGACTGAAACGCTGGAGCGGCTTAAAAAAAGAGCCGATAAAGATCAAGATTTTGTCAACATATTGCGAGGCAAACCTGATAGCAAAAGTGGTGGTGCTCCTTTTAGCTCAGGTAGTGACTCCTTAGTCGATACTAATGCTGGAAGCACAAGCACTCCTAAGACCGATAATCTTGTTGAACTAGGTGAAAGAATTAGACTCTTAGAACGGATTGCTCCAATCCAAGACAACATCAATATTGCCTTGTTAGAAGGCGATCAACTAACAGCGGCAAGGCTTGAGGGCGAAAAAGCACTTGTAGAAGAAATATTTGCAGGTGAAGCTGCTGTGCGGGCCCTAAATACAGAGGAAGGAAAAGCGTTGCAAGACCGTATTAATACACTCGATCTGGAAGAAATTCTTCGTCAAAATGCTCAAGACCAACTCGTAATACAACAGGAGCTAACGAAAGCCAGGAAAGATGCGCTTCGCCCTTTGACTGAACAGACAGAGTTGCTTGAGGCGCAACTGGAGGGTCGTGGTGACGAAGTGGGACTCCTTCAAGAAGCAGCAAGAATTGCTCAGAGCGTCAAAGGATTGGAGGAGGAAGAAGTGCTTGCCATCCTCCAAAAGAACAAGGCTCTTCAGGAACAGCTAGATACGTTGGCTGAAATGAAGCAGATGGCGGCTGAGCTAAGTGGTGTTATCGCTAATGGATTAGTTGACGGATTGCAGGGCGTGGTCGATGGTTCTACGTCTGCGCGAGAAGCACTTGCGAACATGATTAACAGCACTGCTGATTTATTCTTGCAGCGTGCATCAGAAATGATCGCTAAAGCAATTGAAGCACAAGTTTTCAGTTTGATTCAAGGACTGTTTGGCCCGCCATCTCCCGTTGGTGGTGCTACTGACGGACTAAACACTAGAAATATGACTGGTTTCTTTAACCCTGGTGCATTCCGTGCTGATGGTGGACCTGTGACAAGTGGAACGCCCTATATTGTTGGCGAGCGTGGGCCAGAAATCGTAGTTCCAAATCAATCTGGAACAGTTCTGAGCAATCAGCAATCACGCAACGCCATGGATTACTACGGTGGCGGCCAATCTGGTGGCGGAACATTTAGGCTTGAAACCACAGTGATCAACGGCGTTGAATACGCAACTGTTGATCAAGTCCGTGCGATGGGCAGTCAAGCCGCTAAACAGGGTGCAGCGAGCGGCAATGCAATGACCATGAGTCAGCTGCGGAATAGCCGCACTCAGAGATCCAAATTAGGAATGAGATGAAATGACTTTCACGCGAATTACAACTTTTATTGATGTTGACGGGCAAAGATACCAAAACGGCAATGTTGGTCAATCTGTTAGTGGCCATCAATACCTGTCATTTATTTATCAAGGCGCTGCCATGAATCGCTCAGGCGACAATCTTGAATCAGCTTTAATCTTATCTGCCAACCAGATCAGTATGAATGCTGTGCGGGCTGCTGTTGAAACTCGTAGCAAGGTAACAGTTCAAACCTATTTGATGAATGAGAGCTTCACTAGCAGGTTGAACAAATTGACAGAAGAGATCTGGATTGCTGCATCAATGAGCTTTGACATCGAAACTATTGAAGTGTTGTTGAGTAGTGCTATTGATGCTGTTGGTGCGACAACTCCAAATCGTGTCTTAACTCGTGCAATGGTTGGTGCATTGCCTGTGTCGGGAACGATTCTTAGCAGATGACTCCTTATGATCTAATTGGTCGTCCGTACCGATTAGGCGCAGATTTTGTCTCCAGACCTGAGGGTGACTGCCTATCACTAGCTCGGTT